ATCAATCTGCATGCGTGAGCGCATCCAAACATTAGATAAAGACTTGAAACAAGGCTTATCTATTGCTGGTAAAGGCTTACGTTTGGGTGATACAAATGTTGGTGGTTATAAGGTAGAAAAGTTATCTGATATTCGAGATGCTATAAATCAAATGGGTTTCAGATTACTTACGGAAACAGACTTTGCATTATCCATTCCTGTATGGAAATTTGCGTATGATCAAAAACAAGCTGAACTCTTTAGTAAAGAGGGTGTGAGTGCTGAATGGGTAGAGCAACAATCTATTGAAGCTGGCGATAGAGCAGTACGTGATATATTTGGTAGTGGTGATACAAAAGATGCTGCTGCTATTCAACGTTCACGTTCTACATTCACTCAATTATTCGTTCCGTTCTATTCATACGCTAATACACTTTATAACATCATCACAGAGGGTAACTATGCACGTAAGGATAACGGCGATTATGCAAGGTTCGTTAAAATGCTATGGTGGACATTGATTTCACAGGCTATCGGTATGATGGCTTACAAAGCTATGACAAATGGTGATGATGATAAGCCTGAAGATTTAGCTAAGTCATTTATCGAAGAGTTAGTTTCACAAGGTACTATGGGTGTACCAATCATCCGTGATATGTCAAATATGGCTATGAAATACATTCTAGGTGAAAAGGTATTCAATAAAGGTAATAGCGTTATGGCTTTAAGTATCGTTGAGAAATTCTACGATTTAGGCAACGCAATTATGAGCGACAAAAAAGATGGTATCGATGTAGGTAGAAGTTTTAGTCAGTTAGCAAACCGAGCAACTGGGTTTAGTGATACTGTTACTGACGGCTTATGGACATTAGCTAAATATGCGTTCACCGATACTGATGCATCCTTAGAAGATGTAATCATGGCTATTGCATTTGACCGCAGATTAAAAACTAAAAAAGATAAAAAGAAACATTGATAAATAAGGACTATCCATAATGGGTAGTCCTATTTATATAAACTGAAAGGGGATGTTAAATTGACACCAGAAGTACTTAAACCATCTGTAGTGTATCAATGTGATGGGCGGAATAAGAAGTTTATATTCCCATACGATTTTGTACAAATTGAGGATATTAAACTGACTATCGTTGATGAAGATGGTACAGAGGCGGTACAAGTTGGGAATATCGATTATGACGAGAACACTAAATCGGTAATCTATCCAGCGAATGGGGATGCACTAGCCGTAGGGCAAAAGGTTATCTTGGAACGTAGAACACCTATTTCACAAGATATGGACTTGCCAGATGAGTACCCATTTGAAAATATCGAACATGCAACGGATAAGATTATACTTATCTTGCAAGAGATGAAAGCGGATTTAGATCGTTCATTAAAAATTCGAGTTGATAGCGATAAGAATGCTAATGAAGTTGCAAGGGATATTGTAGAACGTTCTGTAAAAGCAGCTAATGATGCGATTGGTGCTATGAATACGATTAGCGAGAAGTCAGATAAAATTAACGCTAACGCAGATATAATCAACCGATTGGGCGAAGAAATCAAAACGATTGCATCGACTGTTGATGATAAATTGGCAACGGCTAATACCGCACTTGATACATCCTCAACTAATGTTGCAACTGCTGAACGATTAGTAAGAGATGCTAAGGCATATGCTGGACAAACAACTGTTGATAAACGAGATATTAATGAGTTAGTTAGTCAAGCACGTACACTAAAAACAGACATTGATAATAAACAAACTTCAACAGCCAGCAACGCTATTAAGGCCGCTGATGCTGCTAAACGTGCTGAAACGGCAGCAGCTAGAGCGGAAGAAATCGCATTGCCTAAAGGTGCTGGCTTGGTTACTAAGACCGAGGCAGATGCTAAGTATCAAACAAAAGATAGTTTGTACGGCATCGTTTCCGTAAAAGACTTTGGGGCGGTAGGCGATGGTGTAGCAGATGATACTGCTGCATTCAAACGTGCGAATGATAATTTGAAGAATAAGATATTGTTAGTGCCTAATGGTATATACAAAATCAATGAACATCTATCATTCAATACCGTTGATAGTGTCATGGATATGGGTACATATAACAATGTAAAACCATTCTATCCAACTGAAACACCGATGTTGAAAGGTTCAAATAACATCGCCTTTGTAAAAAACATCCAATATGGTGATGAGGTAAACCAGTGTCAAGGTTTTACATACAACGATAAAAAGAATGTATTTGTACTAGCTTGTATCAGCGGTGATGGACAAAACCAAACATTCTATGAACTCAACTCATCTACATTTGAAATTGTAGGTACATATAAGTTTAATGACCCTGATAAGATGGGGCATTGTAACACTATGTGCTACAACAAGAACACTAACAAAATTTATCTGGCTAATGGGTTAAAAAATGGTAACAACCTAACTGTTCTTAACGCAGATACGATGCAATATGAGAGTACTGTTACATTAAAAGAAAAGGTGTTCAATATTGGGTATGACCCAATAACACGGACATATGTAAGCATTGTACCTATTAGTGGCCAACAACGCTTACGTGAAATCAACTTATATAATGATGATTTTAAGAAATTAAAGACATATCAAGTTGATTATGAATATGATGATTTTAATAACAATGGGGCATTCATGTTAAATGGATATATCATGAGTGCTACATTAGGCAGTTTGGTTGAATGTACACCATTTGGTGAAGTTAAGCAAATTATTGAAATTAATAAAGCTACAGAGATTGAGGACATCACATATTGCAATGGTAAGTTCTACTTTGCGGTATTGACCATGCAACCTAACAAACGACATAAAGTAGATATTTATGTTGGCGATCCAAACAAGGATTATCAAAACTCAATCAATACTGCACGATTGGCAACGCTTGATTACCTAAAACTAACTGGTGGTACATTAAGTGGCGCACTTAAAATGGCTAACAATACTTTGATTGAGGGTTATAAGCCTGATGGTCATGGTGTTGGTATGGCTAAAGTATCTACTAGCGGTAACGTAGAACTTGGTGATGAGTCTGTTAATACATTCGTTAAAGGTAAAGAATTAAAACACTTTGACGGTACTGATAGCTATACAGTAATTACTACAAAACATTATGGTACGGCTATCTATAAGAAAAAAGATATAGATGATAACTTTGTAAAAAAATCAGAAGTAGACCAGTTGGGTTTTCCGTATTCTAAGGTTGATGATGCTAAGGACTGGAACACATTCACAGAACAAGGTGCTATTGAGATTAACTTTGATGGTGGCGCTAATAACCCTCCACGTTCGCATAAACAAGGTATGCTAATCGTAATGAACTTTGGCAAAGGCAAGATGATTGACCAAACATTCCATGCGTTCAACGGTGAAACATACCACAGAATGTTCATGGCTAATCAATGGAAATCTTGGGGCAGAGTACAAACATCTTTGAACAGTCGATTGAAGTTGTGGAGTGCTAATGGTGGAAACGAGGTGTATGTTGAATAATGCCTGTTTTAAAAGCTAATAATACAACCTTTGGACTGACTGATAATTTGCGTGATGTAGGCGATAAACGATTAACATTTGAGATTGATGGTAAAAAATACTATGCACGATTGGGTGATACAAAAACCTCGCTCGTAGTCCAACGTATATCTAATGGCAATAAAAGTTATGTACAAACTAACCCTATATTATTTAGTACTTGGAATTGGCAAAAGTATCCTACAGATATTAGGGGTACTGAAAAAATGTTTGTGTACTTACCAAAAGGAAGATACAGGGCAATAGTTGAAGGGCAAAATAACAAAACCAACGAATTTACAATCACCACATCAACAGATATTGAAGTGAATGTTAGCCTTGGGGTGAACACAGAGAGTGCGCAAAAAGCCACATTCAGTATCAATGGGTGGCGAGATTGGGTGTATCTAACTAGACATCAACTAAAGATTAGAATTGAACGAATTGGAGAGTAATTATGATTGAAGTATTTTTGCCACCACCATTTGTGGTTGAGGTTTTTAATGCAAATGAGGCCGTGAGAATATCACTGGCCATATTCACAAGTGTTGTATTAGTTTTCATTGATACTATGTTGCGTGTATTAGTTGAGGCACGAAATTTTAATTTGGCCACGAATAGAGAAGTAACGATTAAGAATACATTTCTAGCTATTATTTGGCGAGGATGGTCAAAAGTTGATGTTAATGGTAAGCAACGTAGATTTTTAGTGAGTGGAAAATTACGAGAGGATATGACAAAAAAATTAGTTAAATCTTATCCGTGGTTATTCCTCTTATCGTTCATTCTCTTAACATTGCCTGATGTAGAAGTTCCGATGCTAGGTAGAGTGGATATATTCTTATGCACCTTGATGTATTTGATACCTATATTTATTGAAATAGCAAGTTGTGTAGAAAATATGATAGAACTTGAATTTGTTGAAACTAGGTGGTTCAAAAGGGCGATAAAGTTAGTTAAACAAATAATAGATTTCATTAAGAGCGTAAAGGATGCGATTAAATGAAGATTAATTATGAGGACACCATAACCTTAGTGGCACTAGCAGCTGCACTAATCATGACTATTTATCTTGAACAGAAAGACTTGGCAAGTGTAATAGTCGGTGTATTAGGCGGCTATATCGGCGCTACTGGTGGTGTTAAACGTTCCCAATATATGAATGGGGGCAGCAATGACAAAGAAAAGGAGTAATTAAAATGGCAGCAGAATTAGGACAACTAAGTGCGGAGTATGAAAGCAATGGCGATCCAGCGTGTGTATCTAGTGGTATCAATGATGCTGGCGGTATCTCTTACGGCACATATCAACTAGCAAGTAATTGTGGTAGCGTTGATTCATTTATTGGATGGGGTTTAAAACAGGGTGGTTTTTATACGGACTATGCAAGAGCATTGATAGATAGTGGTGAAATCAATTCTGATGGGTTCATTGCTAAGTGGCAAGAACTAGGCACAGTTGATGCGGTAGGCTTTGAAAAGATGCAACACGATTACATCAAGTCCGCATACTACGATGTAGCGTGTGAGTATCTTAAACAAAATCTATTCAATGTAGAAAAACATTCTGATGCATTAAAGGATGTAGTATGGAGTCGAGCGGTACAATATGGTACTGGTGAAATCGTTAATATGTTCAATGATGCATTAAAGCTAATGGAAAAAGCATTGAATATTGAATTGCCTAATTTATCCTACATCGATGATAAGCGTTTTGATTATGACCTTATCGCTGGCATCTATGATACGTGCATGAGCCTTGAATGGAATAATAGCGTATTACGAGATAGCCTAAACAATCGATTTGCGGATGAAAAGTTTAAAGCATTAAAAATGCTTATGGAAGAAGTTGAGGGGGCATAAAAGCATGGGTTATTTATTTAAGATACTAGCTTATATTAAAACACATAAACGCACTGCACAGGTCATAATTCCTATGTTAGTGATCATACTCATTTGTATGGGGTGCTATCACATATATAAACAAAAACAGATTGAAAAGCCTGTTGTGATTACGCAACAACAATCTAAATCACCTACAGAATTGTCAAAAGCAATTCATGTAACGGAACAACAAGCACAAGAAGTTATTTCCATAAAGGAAAGAACTCAACCAGTAGCGACTTATTACACACCAGCACCTACAGTAGAACAGGCTGCAGAAAAGGTTAAAAAGGATATTGAACACAGTAACCCAAATCTACCTAAAGCAGCCACAGAAAAATCTGATAGAACCGCAGTAGTTGCTAATACAGATGAGCAAAAAGTCGATGTATACAAAATCAAACTAGATAAACCACATAGCATACTAGCTGGTGTAACTGTAATGACTAATGGTGAAGTATATGAAACAGTAGGCTATGAGGATAAACGCTTTGAGGGTTTAGCACACTTTAAAGGTTCAGAGTTTAAAGGGGCATCCGCATTAGTTAAAGTTGTGAGATGGTAGGTGATCCAAAAATATCTCCGTAGCTACACGGTTTGTAGCAAATGGTTGTTATTAATTAATGGTGGTGTTATGAGTACATTATATCTTGATGATGATATGATGCCGTATGCTGATATATTTCTAAAAGCCATAAACAATATTGAGGCATTGGGTTATTCTTTTAAACCTGATTTGTTAATTCACAAATATACTGGTAGGAGTAAAAAACGATTAGGCACGACATATTGTTATCCAAATGATGATTTTTGTTTAATTGAATTAAGTACAGATAATCATAAAGATGGTATTACTATAGATACAATTTATCACGAATTAGCACATGCCACTATTGAGTGTCATTTTAAAGGACACGGTAAAGAATTTAAGCAAATACGAAAGAAAATTATTAATGCTTATAATATTGATATTGGTGGTGCAGTATTAAAAATGGAGTAAAAAAATATGTTAAAGACATTTGAATTTAATGGAAAGACTTACAATTTCGCAGAGGATATTCAAGTTCCGCAAGAGGGGTTATTCGAGGCAACATTAGTTGATGAAAACAACCATCGATGTGAAATGATTTTTAGGA